TTTACTATTGAGAAAAATTTAATACGCAAATATCTCGCTAATGACTTATACAGTCTCACAGGTAGTAAAGACGGAGCAGATTTATCAGTTATATTTGATAGTGTTAATCCTACGAATAATTTAACTCAGCGATACGGTCCTAATTTGTTTAGCGGTATTGTAAATGAAAAAAATATAAACATTTACCCATTTCAATTATCATACAAAAACACAGGAGTAAATAATTTTAATTCTTATGAATTAACATTTAATATTAACTTATCAGCATTTAACGGTAAAACATATATAGTACCTAATCCGCATCAATACGAACCAGGAATAAAAGTCGTAGGTACTGTTAAAGATAAAAATAATAATATTATTCGCAACATAAAAATTAAACAACGTACACCATTGATTTTTAAAGCTAAAAATAATATCTTTAAAAATACTGATAATACAAACTCTATTAATTTTTATAATAATAAAATTACTCGTAACTATGGTTATCAGAGCTTAGAAAATAGTTTAGAATACTCTACTGCAGGTATTAACAAGAGAGAAGATAGTATTAGTTTTTGGGAAGATGCACCAGAACAAATTGATTGGAAAAATACTGATACATATCCGGTGAGTGTTTTAAATATATTTCCGGAAGCTAAACGACTTGAAGACTTATTGATTACAAATAAAACTGGCATCAAATTACGTAGTGACGTATATGGTAATGAGTTTTATTTTGTTAAGTCGGTATACCCAAAGAGAAAAGCAGGAACAGCATATATTCCAGCAGAGTCATCTAGTAGTTCTGCATGTGTTACAGCAGCAGAATATTATGATGGGTTATATTTTAATACTTTACTTTCTGCTATATCCGCAGCTGAGTATAAAGCTTCTGGTACATTGTTTAGTAGCGTAACCGGAGTATATGATACTTTCATTGTAAGCAACAATCATTTATGCGATGAGGGTGCTGCAGATAGTTTTGCTGCCCCATTATCTACAGTTAGTTGTTCAGATATACATACAATAGCTTTATCATGTGGTTCTGTTTCAGCAGTATCAGCAGTTGATTGTGGACCGTTTAAAGAACATCCTGGTACTTCCGCAGAGTTGATAAGTGAGTATTTTACTGACACTACTGTCCCATATTACACAGTTGATACTGAATCTATATATTCAAGTACAACTACATACGAATCTGCTTCTCTCAATCAACCTACAAGTACAAAATATCAATTATTCGAACAACAGTTTGTAGAATATGGAGAAGTTTTTGTACGTAATAATTTTACCCAAGAAGTTTTAACTCTAAAACAAGCTATGTCTGCTGTATTTAATAAACACGGTAGCTCAACTAAAGGAAGAATTTATAACTCTAATAGGATACAAGATTTTGATATTATTGAAAATACAATTTATATACAAACTAATATTGAAACTGTATCCGAAAAATATATATTCAAGGATGGAGTATTTAAAAACGATGCAGGGTCGAAATCTATAATAACTTAGTAAATAATTTATATGCCTTTTAGCTCTAAACAGTCAGATATATTTTATAATGATGAAACAAAAGAAATGTTCGTCTGTACGGTTAGCGCTGTCACAGGTTATAGATGCGAATCATCTGACTTAATTTATGGAGCAGTACCTATTGTTTACAAGATTGATAAAGATACAAACTACAAAGACACTGTTTATCCTCCAAACTTAAACACATTTGAAACAGATGTAAATTCAGATTTATATAATTTAATTCCAGAGTGCCCAGTTGATGATTTAAATTTTGATTCTATTACCAAACCGCTTATTAACTTTAACAAGAATACAGGTCGCTATTCAGTTACATTTCTTGGAAGATTTGCTAGTGATGTTGACGGGTTAGTAATTAATAATTACATTTTTGAAGATATAGATAATAGATTTCATTTACTCAATGCTAAAGCATTATTGCCAGAAAATTCTCTATCAGCTACTAATGGAAGATTTACATTTGATTCAGGATATTTAAACTCTAACTTGTACGTTGGCGGTAATACAGTACGTAACCAAAACGCATCTTGGTTTAACCCGAATGATGCGGAAGAGACAGAAAGATCTCCGAATTATATGGTGAATCCAACGTATGTAGAAAGTACTAGTGCTTTAGGGTTCAACCTTGTTCAAGATAATACCAACACAGCATCAGATGCGTTAACAGGAAATAAAAACTTCCCGCTTTTATATAGTGGAGGTTATATAACAGTTAATCCGAAATATGTAGCATTTGATCCACGACACACTATAAGAATAGATTTTAGAGCGAGAAGTTTTAATGTACCTTCTCCTACAGCGTACGCAAGTACCCAGACAGTAGGTAACTCTGCTAGTAGATGGTTACAACAATATTCACCTGCAGGAGCAGGAGAAGGTTTTTGTGTTTATCTATTTAAACAACCAGAAAAGAAATCATATATTGTACCTAACGGGGTTGGTTCTACACTAGGATATTCTCCAGCAGAATTCAATAGTGTAGAGGTTGTTGGTTCAGCGCATCATACAGTTGGGTTATTTAAAAGACGAAATTGGAACCCAAATACAGGGGCAGATGATACCCTCGGCAGAATAGATTCTATTTTACGCGAAAAGGGATATATATCGGACGGGGAAGCTGCGAATAGTTTTCTTGGAGTGGGTTTTGATATTGGAGGTAATTTTGCTAGCACATCAGAAGATAAACCAGGGTGGTTTGATGGGACAACTTACACTGCAACTCCATGTTCTGTTGCTGTGAGAAGTAATAGATCTACTAACAACCAAGTGCTAACAGCAATAGCATTATCTTCAGTTCCAGGTTCAACCGCAATCCCGTTACATACTTCTGCAGCAAATGCAGTATTTGTAGATTACAGAGTTGATGTATCTAATAAAGGTAATAGGCTAACAGTATCTCACAAACTTACATCAAGTACTGATTATAATACTATTTTAGATTTGCGTTTGAACAAACTACAAGGTACAGAAACAGGAAGTACATATAATCCGTGGGCTGGTTTTGAAGTTGATAATATAGAAGAAAATTACCCACTATTAAACGTCGGTTTATCATTCACAACAAGTACAAAAGGTAGTCAGTTTGAATTACATTCATTCGAAGTGAAAGGAGTAAAGGTTGATAATCCATGGGAAGAAGTAACTCAGGTTGATAAAAAGACTACAGATAAAAAAGACAGATTTGATTATATAAATAAATCTTCTGAAAATTTAAGATCTCGTTTACTCAACGTTGAGTCAGATGAAGATGTAAATGTTAGTCTTACTGTACCAGCACGAGATAATATACAAGAAGAGATTTATCAAGAAACAAATACTACTGAAATAACCCTATGTGATGAAAATACTCCTACTAAATTTGAAGAAGAGGTTGAAGTAGAATATACAGGGGTTGATCCTCTCACAATAGATAAGCTTATACAAGCAACTGAAAGAGGTACTCTTATTCCTGAAATAGGTGGAAAACCGATTAAAAGAATTACAACCGAAGAAGAGAAAGAGGAAAAATATTTTCAACCAGAACCTCCTATAGGAGAGGCTCCAGTACAAGTATTACCAGTACTTGGTTTTGATGTAGCATGCCCAACAGCGCAATTTACATCTAAAGATGCTGTTAAACCAGAACTATATCGATCTGCAACATTTACATATAATGGAAAGGAGTATACATTTTTTATACGTGGTATAAGGACATTCAGTAAAGATACTAATACCCTTAGTTTATATAGACAAAATATTAAGGTTATTGAAACGTCATGGCTAGAACAAGTCAAAAGTAAACCTGATATTAGGTATTGGGAATTACATCAAATACACCCTGATTCATTTACAAGTAACATTCAAACGGATTATAAATCTCCAGTAGATAATAAAGGTAATTTAGCTAATTGGTTTTGGTTGCCAATTACTAACCCAGATGGTACTTCTTATACACAACAACAAATTAACGACGAGTATTTAACGAGACGCGTTCGGGGACAATTTCCTACCACAGTATGTATTGTTATACCAGAGCATAAAACTAAACAATTTACAGGAGATGAGAAAGACTTAGACAATACTACTAACGACACAGCTGATCCAGTAGGTGAGTTAGCAGTTGTAGATGGTCTAAATTTACCAGTACCGCCTCGTGCTGGTCCTACATCCGTTTTTCCTAAGGATGCTTTTAGGAACGTCATTAAAGAGAGAAATATTCCGGTAAGTGAGACTCTTAATGATGAATATAGCGGTTATGCGCCAGCTTTTATGACTTTATACGATAGTGGTTGGTTGAAAGCGGAATTAGATGATGCACCAATTGGTGAAGAGGTTTATTATAGATCTCCTAGCGGTATAAGATACAAAGCTAATGGGATTAATGAATTTAACTTACTAGATCTAACTGAATTAACTGATCGAGATGATTATGAACGTTACCTCGTAACACAAGAAAAATCTACTGGATATAGACAGAAAGGAGGGGGATAATGAATACAACCACATACACAGTAACAGCAACACCAACTCCATTCGGTGGAACTAAGTCAAAAACTTTATCTATTACTGGAACTAATAATGTAACATTTTCATTATCTGGTTTAAGTAGTTATGATGCAAACGGTTTCAGTAGTATTAATAAAATTCTCGTAGATTTTGATGACGGAGAAGAACTAATAATAAATAGACCGTTATCTGCTTCTACTATACCATCTCTATCAGGAGAAACATTTAGTCATGTTATAGAAAGTGATTTTACAGCAGCCGCTAAACGACATGTTTACTTTACATTATACAGAGATGATCAAGAAGTGGATGTAATTGATTTAAAAGTTACTGTAGATAAAGCCCCTATAACAAAATATGAAAATGTAAACTTACTTAAAACTGATTATTTTAGTGACGATAATAATGATGAAAAATTACTACTTACATTTATTAATAAAAATCCAGAAGTACTTGGGCTAAATTTATTAGATGTAAATACTAATCCTGAAGGGGCATACGACCCTGCGTTAACAACTAGTCAAGGTATAAGCACAGAAAATTTCAAAGTTGGTTTTACTACAGAATACGTACAATTAAATGCTGCTAACTCTAATTCACAAAACGGAGTTCAAGTACAAATACAGGATGTAATAAATCCAAACACAGGTCTACCTAAAAACAACGGATCTATTACATTAAAATATAGAACAAGGGCTGCTGACTCCTCACCAGGTTCAAACCAAGCCCAAGCCGTAACCTTACCAAACAATCCATCTGTATTTTATATACCTCTTACAGCCAATTCAAGTTTTGCCCATATAAGCGGGTTCTTAACTTGGAACTGTGGAGATATATTAAAAGATTTGGATCTTACTACTAAAACAATAACTATACCGCTTATTGATATAGTAGGTACTAAAATCTCATTAGGAGATTATTATTTTACTAATGTAAATACTGGTGTTGGGACATCAGTAACTGGGCTTGCGTCTGGTGGTTATTTTTATGTAGATTTGTATGATATACAAGGTTGTGATAGTATTTCAACCACCCATAGTACGCTGACAGCGTTTGTAAATTACTAATAGGAATTAAATAATTATATGGCAATAGAAGACGAAATTATTAATATAGCTGACATAGATGTTGGTACGGAGATACTGAAAACCGATAAGCTGTTAATAGAAACCAACAACGGCACTAAACTTTTAGAGTTTAAAGATTTTGTCGTCGGCCCAGATAATATTAGATCTGTTAGACAGGATCAAATTGAAGGTAATGCATCTGGAGAAACAAATACATCTTTCTCAGTAGTAACAGGTTTTAACATTCTTACAGATAGTACCACTTCAGGTTTAAACACTAAATATTCTGATATAAGCGGTACTATAGAATTAGGTAAATTTAATTATAACGCTATCGAACGTCTCGCTTCTTTGTCAGCTGAAACTATAAGTAATAAAGCCTTAATTGCCGAGGTTCTTCTTAACATAACTAATTTACAAGCTAAGCTAGAAGCAACAGATAGTTCAGTATTAAACAGTATAGTATTAACGACTTCAGCTTGCAATTTCTCTGTAGAAGGTGGTACAGGTGGTCATAGAAGTAGCAATTCAAAATCTGCACTCTCGTTTACAAAAGCTAGTTTAGACCCAGCAACTACAAACCCAAATTGCAGTCTACAATTAGCTCCGTTTTTAATAACATTCCCAGACGCAGGAGAAGGGTTCGTTGATAATACTAGATATTTGATTGAAGGTTCATTTAACCAGTCAGTACTCGCACCATCCTCTAATAGTAAAACTCAAGGTACAATAACTATATATGTTGATAAAGCAGATGGTACGTCTTCTGCAGTACATACTAGTGTAGCAGAAAGCGCTGGAGCAGCTAACAAAAATATGGGGTATAATAATGTTACTAAAATATTAACAATTAATACTGGAGATAAAATACGTTTTTCTGCTGATTCTCCTGTAACTGGTTCTCTCAATGGTACAAAATTAAATAATTAGGATGATAATTAACTCTATTAATACTGAAAGTATTACACCTGTTGAATACAATCACGTATACGACAGCACGTTATCTTTTAGAAAATATAGAGAAAATTTCGACTTTGGTTTAACTGTAGATCAGTATTATTTTAACAAAAATGCAAAAGATAGAAAAACTAATTATAATACTCAATACATACTATCTGATACCCATCCTTTATCTACAATATTAGAATTAAAAATACCTCATACAAAAGATGCTACGAGAGTATTTACTACTACAATAAAGCATGATGACAAATTCTTAAAAACTGATTTAGATAAAAGCTTAGCATATGTTTCTTCAAGCCATACTCTTTCCTCATCTATATCGTCAACATTTGTTGATTCAAGTGAGTTTAGTAATTTAAGTAGCCATTTCTTTTTTACGTTTACTTTAACAACTATTGGTCTTTCATCTACTATTCAACCTAGCCTACCGTTTGAAGAAAGAGTTATTATCACTCAAGAGTATAACTCAAATACTTATTATTTAACCGCAGCGTCTGCGACTGATACAGCCGCTTGGTTTACCCCATACTCTGCAGTGTCAGCTGATATTCCAACGTTCCGATATAACATACAAGATAATAAACTTACAATAACAAATTCATCTCCTGCACTATCAACAGTAGATGGTAGATTATGTAATAGTGGTGATGTATTTAGTTTATCTTCCACAGACACCTTTTTAGGAGATGCAGCCGCTTTAAGCGCATGTATTTTTGATATTAATAGATTTGAATTAACTAAAGATTATAAAACATTACCTAATAGTTATGTAAAGTATGTATCATCATATAATACCGATACTGTAGATTTAAATACGTCTACTATTACAGAACAAATAAGTAACAATTATTTTGTATATAGTAATAATTATAATTACTTTCAACAAAAATTAATTAATGTCAATACTGTACATGCAGATTTATTTCCGTTAAAAAACCAAGCTACGCTACATGAATATTACGCAGAAAATAATCACTTTAATTCCGAACCAGGCTATTTGAATCGCGTATATGAAAAAATCCATGCAGGTACGAACCAACAAACTGGGGCAGATAAGATAGGTTTATCCTATAATATTGGTACATATGATATTGAGTTTAAGCCAAACAAACTAACATATTTTACTACTCCAAGTTCTTTGTCTCCATACACTGTTTTAAACATTAAAGACTCTAAGCTACAAAATTTAGGAGCTATCGCTGGAGATAATCCTCTTATGTCTGACAAAGTTTTTAAACGACGTATGGATATAAAAAATAATAATTATAGCCACGATACTGATCCAACATATTTGTGTAGCTGGTTATCTGGTAATCAAGATGGAGAGACTAAATGGGTAGATAGATATTATAATCCAAATATAAAAGATTTTAACGCTGCATTATCAGCAACATCTTATTACAAAGTAGTAACTGCAGCAGGAGCTGAAACAACAGAAACATTCGACGTTTCGTCAAGTTTAACTTTTGAACCAAATAATGATTATATGGTATATCATATTGGTACGAGTGATTATAAAAATTTATTCGATGCGTATGATACTAAGTATAATAGTGCATCATCTGGCGCGATAGAGTATTTGTCTCACAAAGGAGTACCTAAAACTGTAAATCAAGTATTAAACGAAGACGAAATACCATTAGATGGGGAGACTTTCGGTCGGTTAAAGACAGACATAACGGGAGACTTTAGTATCAATTTCTGGTTACAAACTCAAGACAATACATTACCTTTCGGTTATGAATTTTTAGGTAATTATTTCGAAGAAGGGGTAGGTATTTTTAACACAGATTTAGTTACCCCAAATATTATTTTACCAGTAGAAAATAAAAAAACTAAGAAAAAAAGCAAACTATTATTTTTAAATAACGACTTCGAAGTTTATGACGAAGTAATATTAATGGATGGAGTGAGTGAAGTAGATATCAAAGCAGTTGGGAGAAAAGATAATTTTTCAGAGTTTTATGTGTTGGGGGAAAATAATATAATTTATGTGTTCAATAGTAATAATAATATTATTAGCAAAATAGAAGATTTAAAAGACACTAATGCAATAATAGAAGACTTCGAAGTTGGAGAGGATAAGTTACATGTATTATTTAACCCAGTAACCTCCACAAATAATTACTTTACATACAATTTTAATACAAATAAAACTAATAGTGTTGTATCGAGTTTGTCATCTGATACAAAAGGAGAAAAAGGTAAAATTGTAAGACGTAATAAAAAAACTACTATTTATAAAGTTGACGCAGATAATGGTTATGGTAATGAAATAAGCTTTGATAGTAATAATAAAGCATACACTGTAAGACAAGATAACCCTAATGTAACTGGTAATAATATTAACTACGCTCAAAAAGATTCCTCTCCTTTAGATTACACAGATACTAATAAAATCCAAGCTGGTTATGGTTCTGGAGCAAAAGTAAATGGGGTACTAGTTGATGATGAAGATAATATAATCGTATTACACGACAATAATATTATATCAATTTTAGACAACAACCGTAAAATAAAAAGGACAAGAGAATTTTGTAATATTAATAATTATGCATTCCAACAAACATATATAGATTTAATATATGATTTTGAAGATGGGGTGTATAAAAAATACATTTTATTAATACAAGAATTTGTTGATGGGTTTAGGTTGACTAAACTTAATGATAGATTGAAGATTGTAAGTTCTAAAAAGTTTTACGGGGAAAATTTAGTGGATTTAAAATTTACTAAATCAGTCACATCATATTATTACTTACAAAAAATTGGAGCAAATAAAAAACGTATTAAAGTAGTATTAAAAGCTAAACCTAAATATTCTTCTTCTGGAGTAATACCTAGAGTAAAAAGTACAATAGATTTTGATCTTACAACTTTAAATTCAGGATACAATCATTTCTTTGTTAATGTTTCTATGAGGAAAGGATATATGGAATTATTTGTAAATGGTCGGTCGTATAAAAAAGTAACTTTCTCTGCTGGTACATTTGCATTAGACAATGTATTAGGAACCGGAATGTATATCGGAGCAGTTAGTACACCATTTTATTTGACACTTGCCAACAAACTATTACAACCGAAAAAGTACTTTACAAATAATGCAAAAATAAAAGGGTTTAAATTGTATAACAAAACCATGACGTATTTTGATGTACAAGCCCATTACAATTACCATCTTGGAGAGAAAAATTTAATATGGTCATATCCTATCGGTCAAAGAACGTATATTGATACTATTGATAAGTTATCTAAATTTAGCTTCCCAGAAAAAATTAATAATGATTATAAAGTTAATATTAACAACACTGGTATTAAAGATAACAAACTTAAGGATAAAATAAAAGATAACTTAAATAAGGAGTTAAAGAAAATAACTCCTTATTATGATGAGAATCAAGAAATAAATATTACTTAACGAGATAATTGTGTATATAGACAGCACCTGCGCGCTCTGTCATAACAGCTCTCTTACCATTTTCACCATCTATTACATAATTCATATTGTCATCATAATCGACAAGTATAGAAGAACTATTTGCAATAGCCTCAGTTAGCGCTTTCTCAGCATTAAGCTGTAAGTCGTTCTTTTCGTCTTTACCAAGATATAATGTACCTTCTTCCTTCCATTGATTTTTATAAAATCGACCAATAGCTTTAAAAAAGCACACAGACTTTTTATTAACTAGTCTTTTAAACTCGTCTAAAGTCGGAATTGGTTTTGTTAAGGGAAACTGAAATTCTCTTTTCGGAGCAACTTCAAGTAGATACTTCGACAGTTCAGAGTTTGGATACCATTTATTAAATCCTTTCAAAACACAAGTTGCAGCTTGTATTTCTTCTATTTTTCGTCGTTCATGTCTCACCTCATCTCGAGTTTCTTTATCAGGAGACTTAAGAAGCTTTAAACCCTTTTTTGCTTTCGTATTTAGGGAATTAATAAGTCTATTAATAGTTTGTTCCGTAATCCAATTTATACTTTGAATCTGAGGAAGCCATCTTTCAGAGAGATATACATTTTTAATTTTATCTTTTCTTTTCCGAGTATTAAGTATTTTATTTATATCAGCGTGTTTTAATTCAGGCATTTTTAAATTATAATATAAAAAATTGTTCTTTGCAACCTCTTTTTTAATTGAGAGTAGTTTTAATTAAAAACCAAAAAAGATAAACGAAAAGAATAATTATAGCCCAGGAACATATACCTAATAATAACCAAGTTAATATTTTCTTCATCGACCAGCAATAAACAATGCTTTTACATTTTCTAACTCAGCGACAATTTGTTGAGCTAAGTGAAGTCGAGCATTGTCAGTACCTTCCATAATTAACGATTGACCGTTATAGGTATGCTCATTTACAATCTGTCGATACTTACTAATCATACTATCAATAGCAGCGTAAGTTTGTCTTGGTTTTTCAGCTTCGAAATTAGAGATGTTTGTATGTGTCATATAATTATTTAGCTTTCGGTGATACAACATGCACGCCAGATCCCCTACCGGATAATTTACCATAAGGATTAAGTCGACGATAATCATCAAAATTATCTTGACTTACTATCTGACACTCCCCAGCAGTCTTATGACCGTATATCATAATACCTTTCTTACGAGGTTCAGACATACCGTTAAATGCGCACGACTTACAGACCTTAAGACCAAAAGCAACCCTTTCAGGTTCGACAGTTTTCCCACATATGCAATCCATACCTTATATTATATGAATTCTAGAAATTAGGTCAAGTCTTTTTTATGAGACAATCTATCTAACAATCGATACAATCTTACAAACTCTCTTTTATATTTCTTTTCAAATTTAGTTGCATCTACTTCCCATTTATTTTTAAAATATATTGGTCTAATATTATCAACGTCATCATCAGTGTAGTTAAGTTTTTCTTCAGCTACACCTAGCATGTTATCTTGTATCCAATGTCTTAGCTCATGCAAATAATGACACACAAAGGTATCAAATATTTTTTCTTTACTCCATCCGTTCTGATCTAAGTTACCAGTTAAATGCAGTTCGTCAAAACCAAAAAAGTAACCACTACAGTTTTGATTTTTATATCTTTTTATCTCAATATCATGAGCCCGGAATTTTTTATATCGACGAATTTGGTTTAGAAGTATGTTTGTGCTTTTTTCGACGATATGAATATCAATATTATTATCACGCAACCATTTTTTAACTTGGTATTTTGCATGCAATTCTATCGACAGCATATAATTATTTAGTCGAGTCAACCATACGAAAGAACATAAATTATTAGCTTATCCGAACGGTTCTCTCCTATTTGTTTACCTAATAAATATAAGATTTGGTGACAGAAAAACCCATGGTTTCCCATGGGTCTCTGTGTTGTTGTTGGATGAGGGGAAATTACCCTGCAATCATGATTTCTGACTGCTTAACAATTGGTTTTTCGAATCGAGGAGTACCAGTTAGCAGGTTTAATGCTCTGCGCTTGAATCTATCCATCTGACCACCTGGAGTATTCAAACTACCGATTCGATTCTGGATATATTCATGATTCTTATTCTCAATCGCATTAGCCATCCGAGTCGAATGCTGATGATGATCAACATACTCAGTCACAGCGTTAAACGCATCCCAGCGAGACTTACCAAGATTACCAGCACCGCGCGAGAAGAGAGCAGCAACATCGTTATGCACTCGGGTCGTCTTCTCATCTTCAGTATCGCGCATTGGATATAATTTTCCGAGAAAGTTATATAACTCTTCTTTTGAGATTGCTTTACTATCAAGTTTAGCAAAATCAGTATACATGTTTTTCAAGCTATTAATATTCTTAGCGAAAATATCCTTAACCAAGTCTAAGCGCTTACTCCAATTAGAAAAATGCTGGATTCGATAATCTCGAGTAGACTCTTTAGTCATAGCCACAAACTGATTATTACATGCACCACGCATTGACGTCGGAAAGATACAATTTGATACAATTCCATCTTGACCAATCAACATAGTGAGCATTGAATTAATCTTATCACCCTTACGGTTAGGGATCTCAAATGTATATTCTTTAGGTAACTCTGCTTGTACCCAAACTCGACTACCTCCGCGCATAACTCCGGCGGCTTTATATTCAGCACCGTACATTCCGCGAACTTCATCAAATGCATCAATTAGTTCGTGATTTTGAATCGGAGCATACTTACGACCAGTAACTGCATAGACCTGTCCAGTCTTATTATTACGCAATCCGTAAAACCTATCAAAGTTATCATCTCCAGTAGCTTTACCGAGATTGACCTGCTCTACCTCATAATCTAGACCAGCCTTAGTATAAAGCTCATCTTTACTTGAGATCTGATGAACACCTTCAACTGCTATTGCTGAGTGTTCGTTAATGTCCTGAAGTGCGACGTTCCTATCATTAATTCTCATAACTCGTTTATTATAGACTGTCTCTTATTCTTTATCAACTACTTTGTTCCGGATATATGATCCTTTACCCTTTCGCGGCTTGTGAACGCGCGTGCCTGTGTTGAATTTTATTAAGACTCGTGGTTTTTTCATAATTACGTACCTTAACTTGGAATTTCTTCCCGTTAACCATTATTCGCATTTTTACTGCCATAACTGGACTTATTATAGCTATTTATGAAAAACAGTCAAGCTTTTTTTCCGGCTTGTTGTAAAAGCCACAGAATATTACTACTTGGTCTGTAAGAACTACCTAAAACGTTTAAACTCTCTAGCTCTTTAATAATAGGAAAGTTAGCTTTAGGATCATACCACCAATCTTCAAACATTACATGAAAATTCCAGTATGGTTGTATATTTAAAAATAATGGCTCATATCCAGAGTCATATAACAATTCTCGTTGCTCGTCTTGTACGGTTTTAGGTAATTTAAATAAATCATGCTCTATCGTCATGAATTTAAACGATATATTATTTTTTAATATAGCTCTTAAAGCTTTATTTGTATCTTCATCTATATCTAGAGAGATATAATCATATTCTGTGTTCTCTAAAGTATACAGAAGCTCTATTGCATCTCCATGAAGAAAATTGCATATACGTGGTTTTATGTCTTTGGAAGTAAGCCCAGTGTCCTTTAAATTATCTACAATTTTAGAATAATTATAATAATTCTTATCTATACAAATACCAGTCCAACCATTTTGTTCTAATAGATATGTGTTATTATCTTTAATTGGCTTCGAAGAACCAATATCTAAAAATACTCCTGGCTTCTTAATTATCTCTAAAACGCATAAATCCTGTTGACACTGACTCGGGCTCTTAGGGCTATGCCATGGTTTATCTTCTGGCATTATAAACGTACTTAGATCTGAGAGGAGTAGGCTCTATGTATTGAGTGAATTCACCATCTTCGGATAAACATGTCTCAGTTCTTGTTACTGGCTCGCATTCTAGACATTCACCTCGACAAGTTTCTTCAAAACAATGAGGATTTGTACATATTCTACGCTGATCTATATTCTTGGACATTTGATAAATCGGGTGGAGGTGGTTTTGGTGGATCTAACTTATCTATAAACTCTCTGGCCCGCGCGATAGCTTTTTCATTTAGCTTCCGGACAGCTTCCGGCCCTTCAGCTGTGCATAGTTCAGAACCGTGAGTTATGAGTAAGTTAGCTAAGGTCATATAATGACACTTATAATCGTACTTATTGAGTGACTTTGAAGGCATCGAGTAATAATTGTAAGGTA